TATAATTACGTTGAAGGTTCTGTAAAGATTTACCTTGTTTCGCAAACGATTCTTGGATAGCAACAATAGCAGCTTTTTGTTCTGCTACTGCGCCTTCCAATTTTGAATTGTTTATCTTAAGAGTTTGGTTTTCTGAGTATAACCAATAGCCACCTAGACTGAGCACCAATATGATTCCTATGAACAATTGGTTAAACATATTAGTCTTCTTTCGGGGTTTCTACTGACTCTACTGCTTGACCTGAATGTACATCGACTTCGTCAAAAGTATCTTCAGAACCCATTGCTTCGACTTCGGCAACTTCAGGATGCTCATCAGTCATATCTTGATATTTCTGATTTAAAGCAGACCTTACGCGAGTTGTCATTTCGTCGTCGAAAGACTTCTTTAGGTTAAGTGGGTTGTTGTCCAACGCTTGTTGAATAATGTCATTTACTGGCATGTTGTTTTCTCCATATTATATTGTTAGTAAATTTATTTATACATTTTCTAAACGAACCATTAATCTCTCGGCTCGGTTAGTAACTTGTCTGTGCCATTGAGAATCTCTACCCTCAATTGCGGCTTGTTTCCAATCACCAGCAACTAATGCTTTATTGTGATTCTTGAATTTTGATAATCTTGTGCGACCCATATTAAACATCATATTGGCTACAACTTGTTTGACTTCTTGAGGGTAGTCATCCCAGCCTTCGTGTAATATTTTACAGTCAGCAACTACAGTTTCTACATCCTTGGCAAAACATTCAACTACTCTTTCTTCTGATACTGGTGTTCCAACATCTTGTCCGTTTTCCGGATCAGAATCAAGCACAAGATGCCCGATGCCAAAAGTAGCATAACCAAGATGGTCATGATAAATTTCATTTACCTTTCCTTCATCAATGGTCAGTTGTTCTCTCAATTGATCTACATCAATATCTGTATCTTTATTCCAAAACATTTTTTTTCCTCTTTATGATAACGTAGATATATCTACTGAAGTTGTTCCTTGAAATTGTAATAAGGACTCAACTTGACTCTCTGCGAAATCTTGAATATTATTTGCATAGTAATTATCACCACCTGCATATGCATATCCCCATAATGTAATATCAACCGCAGTGTCTGCTGTTGTAACTTTTGTTACTGAGCTATTAGCATAATCTGTTGCACTCAATACAGCAATCATAGGCTGTTTAGAAAATACAGAAGATCCAACTGCAACATCATAAGTTTTAACGTCTATGGTAACTTTCTTAACTGTATTATCCGTATCAATTTTTAATACTTCAACCAGTTCTAAAACTTTACTATATGTAGGCATAGATTTTACTTATCGTTGATACTAGTTTCACACTTGTACTTTGCGCAGATTTTTTTGATATCTCTGTCAGCTACAAATTTCTCAAGTGATTTTCTATCACCGTAAAATTCCATTGAAGCCGGACCTGTATCACCACCATCAAAAGAAGATATATGCATATTACGGATTTTGCCTATTAGCTTATCCATTGTATCCATTTCACTTTGTGTAAAGCCAAAATTGTCATCGTACTTATTACTGGAATTACCCTTTTTAACTTCGATACTTAACATTGCTTCGCCACGGCGATTACGATCTTTATAATTCTTTAGATCTTTAACACCTTCAATTACAACTTCTTCGTTATATTGTTTGAATGATTTCATTTTACTATTCCTTTAATTAGAAGCCATTTTTTGTTTAGCGGCTTCACGTTCTTTATCGCGTTCTTGCTTGCGCTTTTCACGATCTTTATCTACTTCATCAGCCGCCTTTTGGCGTTCAGCCTCTGCAGCATGTTTGAGTTTAGTTCTTTCCTTATCTTTATCTTGACGATCTTTTAAATTATCAAGTTCAGCCGCCTGTCTTGCTTTAAGGTTAGCCTGACCAACAGCATCTTCCATTTTGACCGTACCCATAATATCTCGAATACGTTTCTTGTGTTTCTTTTGATTCTTTTTAGAAACACCAGGTTCGCCATCAGGTCCAATTCCTAAACCGGCAATGTTACCACCACCAACTGCATTGGCAGGTTCTTCGTCAATCTCGCGTTTTGCTGCTTCAGCAATTAACGTTTCGTTTTCAGATAGAAACCTTTCTAGTGCAACTTCTAAATCTTCTTCAACAGATTCCTCTGTTAAATAGTTAGTAGCTTCGATTCTTTGTTGTTCACGTATCAACCATAAGGCTGAAGCGTAAGACGCAAGTTTAGTTTGTCCACCAGGAAGTTTACCTAATAGTTTCTTCAGATTCAATATCATTTGGTCAAAAATACCAAACGCAGATTTCTGACTATTCTTTACGAAGTCTTTACGTTTGATTAGGATATTACCCTTCTCATCAATAATTCCTTCCTTATATGCTTCCCACTTCGTAAAGGGCGTAACTAGCCGCTTTATGAAATTAAAAACTAAAAATAGATCTACTACCATTTAAATTTCCCTAAGCCTTGTTTCGATAAACAGATCCCCATTAATAGAGTCTGCGTTTACCGCCATATCATCGTATACTAACAGTTCTGGCATATAATTCAAATATAGTACGAATGGTTTTAAATATTCGTGATACTCATGTAATCTCATGAATAACATATTTGTTGCCTGTGGACCAAACACATTGAATATAACAATGAGATGGTTTAGAATTAACCTTTCCTTCAGATCTTCATCTTGTCTATATCGACTAAAGAGTTTGCGGAGATATTGAAATCTCTTAATATCCTCTTCGAACTCCGACATCTCAGTACACTGAGGGTTGTCATAGTGTTTCATCGCATATAGCAGAAAGGTTGATTCAGTCAAATTCATAACAATAAAGGCAATCTTTTTTAGATTAAGCGTCAGCTACAATTGCATCTTCAACAGCGGTATCACCAGTAACACCTAAGTCACCAGCAGCAACTGCTGTAACTTTCATTGGTACTAAACATTCAGCGTGGTGTCTTCCACCTACTGTATGATATAACCACCAACCTGGACCAGTAAGACCTTTTGCTCTGTTTGCTGTAACGGCTGCTTCTGTCAAGTCAACAAAAACTGCGTTGTCTTTATCGTTAGACTTGTTAGTATTGGCAGTGGCCGCGTTGAGCCACTTAGGTGCGTCAGCTGCGACGTCTGTTTTTCCCCATAGTGCCATTGTTATTCTCCTATTATTATTTTTATTATTTTAAAACTTTATAAAGTTCATTAACTAAATCGGCTTTCTTTTTTCGTTTATCTAACTCAACGCCTGCTTTACGACCAGCTTCTTCAAGTCCAGCTTTTGTTAGTTTACCTAACTCGGCTTTAGTTACTTTTTTAGTAACTTGAGGACTCTTAGCTGTAGGAACCTTTTTTGGCTCCTTCACTGTGTCTACTTTAGCAGGAGTTGGGATATCTTTATCCGAAAATAAGCCTTTAATCCATTCAATCAAAAACATAATTTACTCCTATAATATAATGACTTAACTACCGCAATTGCTAGCAGCCAAATCCTTTTTCTTTGAAGGCTTGATAGAATCCTGAGCTTCAGTACCCTCAGCCTTTTCGTTGTCTCCCTTCCAGTTTGCATCAACGTAATCAAAGAATTTCTTCTTCGCTGCGTCGTCTTCTAGCTCTGCTGGTGATTCGACTCCAAACTTTTTAAGCGCCTTTTGAAAGAATTTCTGATATTCGTTTTCTTCTTCAACAGTTCTTTCACTAACCACTTCTTGTTTCTTTTGAAGAGCAGCCGACATCTTAGTGTCAATCTTACCTTCGATAATTTCTTTCCAACTCATTTCTTTCTCCCTTAAAACGCTTTAATCTAGTTTATATGCTGTATGTTTATTTATAACAATTTGGTTACTCTGATTTCCAAATTATTAATACCCTTAATCAATCTATGGTATTCGCCTTTTCTTATTGTAAACCCAATCCCGGGCTTTAACAATAAAGGTAAACAACCATCTGGCTGAAATTGCCAACCGTCGCCTGATAATATTTCAACCAGTCTATCTTCTTTGTCTCTATGCCAAACGTATTCAGAATCATCAACAGTTACATCAAACGTACGAATATCGCCATCATCAATATACGGTTTACCAGAAAAAATTTCCGCCGCCTTTGAGTCCGAGTCCTTCAGCATATTTAGGTAATCTACATGCCCAGTACCCTGCAGACATCTTATCTGTTTTAGTATCGCAATTGTGTCGGGATGCAAAGTTCTTCGCTGCATCTCTGTCATTAATCTTAGCCGTAAGACCACCTTTTTCATCACCGAACTCAATTTTCTTAATATTGCCTGTGTCCGGGTTTCGTACATAAACGACATATTTCTTACCACCACTTGAACGTTTTGGTTTGTTTAATTCTGGTTCTTTTGCTGCTGCAAGTAATCCCATTGAATCATCAAATTCAACAAGAGGTTGTTCTAAAGGAACTGTTACACCTTCGTATAATCCAAATCCATCGTATTTCCAATCTGTAAACTTTTTCATTTAGCCAACTCTATAGTATTCATTGGAACGGACTCAGTTGGTGCAATACCACTCTTCCATTCCTTTGGTGCAATTAGAACTCGAGGACCGCGTAGATCCATTACAATAAACACAAGCTTTGCTTCTGCTGGTGATTCAGCAAACTTTGGTTTGAATTTAACTTCAGAACCTTTTAA